ATTGTTCAGCGTATAGCGCAGCTGTTCCAGCAGCATATACAGGTAGTTCGTCAGCAACGTGATTTTCTCGCCCGGACTTTGCTCGTCCGTCAGCTGCGGAAACGAGGTGTCCGCAGTCAGGATGTTGCTGGGCATCGTTGTCCCTCCTCTCTTTGTCGAGATACGGCAGATGGCCGGTGTCTCCACCGGCCTCTGCATGCTTCGTTATTCAGCCACTGCAGGCTCCATGCCCGCCGCGATGAGCTTGCGGTCAAACGCGCCGCCGCGATACTCCAGAATGATGGTGCGCACCATGTCGTGAGACAGGTCGATAACGTCATCGTTTCCGGTAGGGTCGCTGCCGTCGCCGCCGAGGATACCTGCATCCATCAGCTTCTCGATGGTGGCGCGGGGGTTGCCCGCCTTGTCCCAGTGGTTGGGGATGTCGCTCAGCTTCTTGTAACGTACCATGTCGTCGTCCTCCTCTTTCATCCTCTCCGCCACATCGCGGCGGAAGGTGTCCATGTTGTAGTTCATGCCCAGCTGCGCCCACAGGTGGTCAGGGTCTCCGTGGTTTGATGCGATACCCAGCGCGTGCCCTTCTTTGTGGCTGATAATATCCATCAGCGGGTCAAGGCCGTGGAATTTACACAGTTGTGCGAACAGTTCCACCGCGTTCTCCGTGGTCTTCTTCACGAAGGCGATGGCCGCTTCTCTGTCACTGCAGACGAAGCTCGCGCCGCTGGTGTACTTGATGCAGGACGGCTCGCACATCTCCACGCCGATGTGCGTGTTGTTGGATGCTCCGCCGCCGTGCCAGCCGCGATGCGCTTTTCCGGCCTTCTCCATGCAAGGCAGCGTGATGACGGTCTCTCTCTCTCCGATGAAGCCGTGAACGCAGGCGCTGCCATAGCTCTCCTTGTTCCAGTTCCTCACGAACACGCGAGGGTTGGGCTGCGGGCAGCCGATGGAGTGGAGCATCAGTCCCTTCACCGTAATGGTGCGCCCTGCTTTGTAGCAGGGATTGCGGGTCAGATATTCCGTTACGATGCCCATATCACTCGCCCTCCACAGCTTCCACGGCATCCTGCACCTTGCCGACGGCATCGCCCACGGCAGCTGCGTCCACCTTGCCCTCGGTCACGATGTACGCGATGACGCTGGCGACGGATACCACGGCACCGCTCACGGTGCTCACGGTGTTTTCGTCCAGTCCGAATACCATGGACAGTCCCATCACCAAACCAGCGACGGCTGCCCAGAGTTTGCGGCTGCTCAGTTTCTGCTTCAAAGTGCTCATAGTGTTCTCCTTTCACAAATCGCGGACGACTTCCTCTGTCGTCTCTTCCTTCTTGCCGACGGCACCAAAGCCGTCTCGCTTCTCAAACAGGCTCTTCAGACAGTAGGCCAGCACCACGGCAACGATTTCCGATACTGCGATTTTGGATAGGCTTTCCGCAATCTCAGTTCTGCCGAGGTAGGCCAGCAGGTAGCTGCACCATACCCAGCCCACGCCGTTTATCAGGCAAAACCACACCACGCGCTTGGTGGTGGTCGCCTTTATGCCGGACTTCTCTTTGGTCTGCAGTCTCTTGCCCTCCATGTCTGCCTCCTCACTCCAGCATGGCGTGAATGCCCTGCGCGGCCAGAAAACGCTTCAACTCATGCTTTACCTTTGCGGCGTATTCCAGCGCCGCCTTGGTGTCGCCGTTGGTGTGCCCTCGCTGCAGGGCGCGGGCAGATGCTTCTCCCAGTGCGATGGCTGCCCAGCTGCACTGCACAAGGTTGACCATCAGTTCCTCTCGTGCGCGCTCATGCTCGGTATGCAACTGCCGCTCCTTGGCCGCCAGCTCCTCCGCCTTCTTGCGCTCTTCCTTGGTCTGCCTGCGCTCGCTCGCAGCCAGCGCCTCGATGATAGCCACGATGACGACGGCAGCGGCAGGAATGATATACTGTGCCATTACTCCGTCGCCTCCTCGTAGGCCTCGCCGGTAATCAGCTCGTACTCTTCCGCCGTGATGCCCTTGCCGGGCTTGGTGTTGTTCAGCTCCACCCAGCCGCGCAAGGTCTCCTTGGTGATGTAGCCCAGCTTCCACTTGGTCGCCAGCGTCTCGTATTTCGCGCTCATGTCGTGTTCCTCCTTTTACAGCATGGCGATGGCAAGCTCGATGTCGCTCAAAGCCTGCTGCACGCCCTGAATGGCGGGGGAGAGCATCATGGCGTACTCCTCGCGGGTGTACTCCCTCTGCTCATATACCCACTCCGTGATAGGGATGGTCTCGCCGCCCATCTCTTCCTCCCGTGTCTCCTGCCGGATGTTCCTGCGCTCGTACACGGTGGTTTCGCTGCTGGTGGTGTCGATGGTGGCAGGCTCCTCGGTACGACTGTCGCGTACCGTCTTGAACTCAGTCATGCTGCACTCATTCCTTTCTGTTGTCGTTTCGCAAGCGTCGAAAGCCGCCGCTTGCAGTAGTGGATGGATACCTTCGGCTTGATGTACTTCAGGTAGTAGCCGTAGGCGTTGGCGTGTCTGAACGCTCCCGCCCGGCTCACCATGCTGGCAGCATCATGCCGGGTATATCGCTTTTTCTTGTGGATGTGGTTTGCCTTTGCTCGTGTTCGCTTCAGGATGGATTTGCGCACCGTCACGCGGTCTCGGTGTATCACGAAGCCCAGTGCGTTGACCGCCCGGCCTTTGGCTCTGCGCTTCCAGCGCAGCTCCTCCTCCGGTGTCATGCCCTCCGGCTTCTTTTTCTTCTCAAACCGGTATACCTGCCAGTCGTCCTTCAGCTGCAGATGCAGTCGCCGCGTCAAGAACTTCGCAATTTCCCGCACCATGCGGTGCAGCTCCTTCTTGTTGCTGTGGAAGATGAACAGATTGTCCATATAGCGCAGGTAGTGGTCTGGCTTCAGCACTTGGACGACGAAATTATCGAACTCCTCCATGTAGAAGTTCGCCAGCCATGGCGACGGGTAGAATCCCTTCGGCAGTCCCGGTGCCGATGTGTCGATGACATCGAACAGTACGCGCTTGAATTGTGCATCCCGTATCCGCCTGTTTAGCTTGTCCTTCAGCAGCTCCGTGTCGATGTTGTCGTAGAACTGCCGGACATCGCCCTCGAATACATAGAATCTCTTCTCTCCGTACCCGTCTCTCCATCTCGTCATCGTCTTTACCGCGCCATGGGTGCCGCGTCCCGGCAGCGAGCCATAGGCGTATCGGTACAGACGAGGCTCTATGATGGGTCTGAGCTGACGCACCAGCATGTGGTGCACGATTTGTTCGTCGTCGAAGCGAGGCTTCACGATTTCCCGTTCCTTCTTGTGGCTGCCTTCCTGCAGCTTCTGCTTCTGGTGATGCGGCGGGTGCCACTCTCCGCTCTCGATTCTGCGGCAGACGCGCTCCGCCACCTCTTCCTTGTGCTCCAGAATTGCAGCCACGGATGGCCGGGTCTTTTTATATCTGGCTGCCTCTTCGATGGCGGCCACAGCTTCCGGGCGTTCCAGCATCCGTTCATATAGCCCGTTATAGCTTTTCAAGAGGTCGTCCCCTTTCTTATCCCCTTCACGACGGTGGGTGCCTTCGCACTTACTGGCCGTGCCTCTTGGCAGGTTAATTTTCAGACTGTGCTGCGGAAATATGCTCACATTGTTGGGATAGCGACTATCCCGTAGTGAAAGGGCAAGATAAGCGACGCGCCGATGTTCCAATTCGCATTCCCAGCCACGTTGTTGACGTTCAGGTAGCGCCCGCATTTCGCACCGTTGTCGCAGTTGCCGCCGACAATCGGAACGGCAGGGGAAAGGCAGGAAAAAGCACGGGTTTCGTGAGCATATTCCCTTGGTATCAGCTTTTTGTGGGCGTTCCGCCCATGCGGGGGATGGCTCCCCCGCTCCCCCTGTTAAGAGGGATTATTCAAGAAAAGCGACGCGCCGAAGTACCAATACGCATTCCCAGCCACGTCGTTGACGTTCAGGTAGCGCCCGCAGCCCGCACCGGCGTCGCAGTTGCCGCCGACAAGAGGCACGGACACGATGGCCGGGTTGTAGTAGTGGTAGTCGCAGTCGTAGGTGGCCTCGCTGCCGCTGAGGGCCGTGGGGAACAGGCCGTGTTCGGTCTGCTGGGCGTTCTTCACCCATCCGCCGCCCGCAGCAGTTGCGCTGATGCCCTCGCGGATGGCAGAGAATCCTGCGCCGGTCAGGTTGTAGCCGTCGCCTTCCGGGGTCATCTTGGCTTTGTAGGTGCCGTTGTCGTAGATAAGCCCCACGATTCTGTCCCAGCGGTCTCCCCAGAAGTTCTCCATATGGAACACCTTCACGGCAGAAAGCGTGTCGCTGGTGCCGTAGAACTGTCCCTTGTTGATGAGCGTGCCGGTGGTCAGCAGGTCAGCTGCGCTCGCGCCGCCGGTGGTGTGTCCCTGTCCGAACACTGCCTGAATGTTGGTGCTCTTGCCCAGCAGCACAAGAAGGTCGTGGATGAGATTCCAGAAAGCCCATGTCTCGATAGTCCATGCGCCGCCGTTGGCCTGCGCAGCGGTCAGCTCCGCCGTGGCAGTTGTGCTGGACGTGGGCGCGAGACCAGAAATGGAGCGCAGCTTGCTGTCCACGATGCTGCCCTCGAACATAGCGCCGTAGGCGAAGGGGGCGATGGAGCCGTCCGGACGTGTGTGGGCGTAGGCCTTGTAGCTCTCGTCGTACTGGCTCTCGCAGAAGATGACGTAGCGGTAGCCGTTCTCGTGGTAGCGCTTCACCCACACCAGAGGGATGGCGCTCATGGCGTTGCCCGCGAAGGCGGTGTTTGCCACGTCGCTGTCAGCTCCGGTAACGGCGCGCAGTGCGTAGTTGTCCGGGTTGAGCTGATAGGCCACGCTGCCGTCATTGTTCACCATGCAGGGGAAGTTATCCCGCACCACCCAGAAGTCGCCCCAGCTGCCGTAGCTGAACGTGCCCGCCGTGTAGTTCATGGCCGCAGGGGTCATGCCCACCGCGTCGAACAGGTACTCCACGCGGGAGCTGGGGTTGCTCTCGCTCTCCTTCACGCGGAAGCCGTAGCGCTTTGGGCGCTGCCCCTGCAGCTCCGCAAGGATGCTGTCCGCCTTGGCGTTGATGGAGTTTGCCGTGGTCTGCACGGTGTCCGCTTTGCCGTTGGTGTTCTCAGCCGTCGCCTTCACACTGTCCAACGTCGCCTTGTCTGCCACATAGATTTTGCTCATGGTCGTTTCCTCCTTACTCGGTCACGACGTACAGGCCGCCCGCGTCATAGCCTACGCTGAACGCCACGGTGCTGCCGTCGTCCAAATCTGCTTTCCCGGCAAACAGTGCGCTGTGCGCATCCGTTGCCTCGTCGTGGGTCTTCACGCTGCCGGACTTCTCGTAGTCCATCTCAGGCAGGTTTTCAGCAGGCACCTTCTTGTCTCCGCCGAGGGGGGCAACGCCTCCTGCCGCGCCGACATCCTGCTGCATCAATGCGCCTTTCTTATCTCCGGTAGCCATGGGTTATACCTCCTCCAGTGTCAGTCTCCCGCCTTCTACGACGAGGGAATAGCCGATGCCGGTGGCGATGTCCACCAGCGTCATGTCGGTGGCTTCCATCTCAGGCTTCACGCCCAGAATGTAAAGCCGCCCGTCCTCTACGATGAGCGCGTACCGGTCTCCGGTGCTGCGGTCTGCAAGGACGATGTTATACACGCCTTCCACCGGTGGGGTCTTTACGCTCTCGGCTTCCGCCTGCGCCACGCCCGCCCAGTATTTGGCATTGTTCTCGTCCTCGCCCTCGCGGGTGTTGGTGCCGCCCACAGCCCAGCTCTCGCTGCGCGTGCCGCTGTTTTTCGCGTCCTCCGCCTCGTCCGTCGCCGTCTGCGCGGCTATTTCGGCTTCAGCGGCCTCTGCCTCGGATTTGGCCTGCGCGCTCTCTGCGGCGATTTTAGCGGCCTCGGCTGCCGCCTGCGCCGCCGCCGCGTCCGTAGCCGACTGCTGGGATGCCTCCGCCTGATTGGTGGCTACCTGCGCCTGCTCAGATGCCGTCTGCCTGTCCCGCTCGGTGGCCGCTGCGTCGTCCGCCGCGCTCTGGGCATCCGCTGCCGCCTGCTGCGCTGCAGCTTCCGCCGCCGCCTGCGCGGTCTCCGCGCCTTCCTGCGCCGCCTCTGCGATAGCCAGCGTCTCTGCTACCACCTGCCCGCGCAGAGTGTCCACGCTGAACAGGTCTTGCCACGCCTCGTCGCCGTCGCGCATCCACTGCACGACTTCGTTTTCGTAGCGCATGCTCACGCCGTCGCCCTCGTCGCCCTTCAGCCCGGCAAGCCACTCTTCCTCGGTGCCCTCGTAGCCGTGTTTCACTGCGATGCCGTAGGCGGACAGGTAGTATCCCTGCTCCACAGCCTCGCCGTCCGCCGGGCGAAAGTGCAGCGCGTACCAGCGCATATACTCTCCGAAGAAGGCGTTGAACACCTGCATGGTGTTCTGGTACTTGTTGTACTCGCCGTTGGCGAAGTCAATCATGGCAGTGAGGTACGCCCAGTACAACTTGTCGTGGGGCGGCTCCACCAGCAGCTTCGTGTTGGCATTGGTGGTGTAGTCGTATGTGATGATTTCCTCCAGCGCCAGCAGCATCACTTCGGTTTGCACGAGGCCTTCCACCTCGTTCACCCACTGGGTTTTTGTGGCCGTGTCGAAGGCGTTGGGCTTGATGTTGTCCGCCATGCCGATAACGCCGGATAGGGTCATAGCCATATCGCTAACCTCCTTTCCTCGTAGTGTGGAAACAGGGCAGCGGCATCGAGCCGCCGCCCTGCGTTGGTAGTTATGCTGCCCCGGTCTTATCAGCCGGAGATGAGCTGAGTGCCGCCGGTCACGCCGCCCACGGCGAAGCCGCGCCAGTCATTGAAGCCAGCGATGAAGCGGGCGTAGCCCTTCCATACATTGGCATCGTTGCTGGAAAGTTCGCTGCGTACCTCCAGCTGTACGCGGTCGAGCCACACGGCGGAG